CGTCAATTGGGCTGCTCAGCAGCAGCTTGATACTGCTCTTGAGTAGCTTGCTGGCCAGGTGCGGTGTAAATTCCCGCAGCCCGGTCGTCATCGCCGTATCTTCATCGACCGTCACAATCTCAGCGGTCCAGTCGCCATCTTCTGGATCCGACTCAATCGTAGGGAAACCCAGGCCGCCAGCCTGCGTCACCGGCCAGACCGTGGCCAACTGGCGAATGCTCACCAGGTTGTCCATATTCTGGATCAGATTTGCCATAAAACGGGTGGGGGCCCAGTAGCCGCCGCCCGCCTGGTTGGCGGTGCCCAGCGCCCGCACCTCCGCCACCGCCCGCGTCTCTGCCTCAGTGTAGCTGGGCCGAGAATCGGTGAGGAAACGGTTGAACGCCCGCTCATAATCGGGACTCAGCGCCGCGTAAAACTGCGCCGTTTTTCCCGTGCGCTCAAGCCGCAGGTTATTGCGGCCCAGCTTAAACGACACCTGATCAGCGCCGGCTGCCCGCTGGTCGGATCCGCCGCGGTGCTCCAGCGCGTCTGGTGCGGTTTGCCGCTGCACCACCTGGTCCTGGGCTGCCTGCATTTCCGCCATGAGGCGGCTGCGATCCTCCGCCGCGTTGGCCGCTGCCACCGCGTCTTTGGCCGCACATTGTTGCGCCCACATTGTGTCCCACTGGGCCTGCTCCTCGGTGGTGAATAACCGCCCCTCAGCGGCTGCCTTATCGCTCAGCTCCTGCAAATCGTGCGTAAGCTGATTGCGCACTTCTTGGGTCTGTGTAGCTAGTGCTGTTGGCATCGTTCCTGGCTCCCTGTTTAGCGTGGAGCACAACAGCCGGCAGATTCCGCAGATAGCGTGGCCAGCGGTTGCGCGTGCAATCGCATCAAAACCACGCCCGCCCAGCGAACGCCGTAAGATAGTCCCGCGGTCTTGGTCACTTTGGCCCAGCCATCGTCACCAGCCGCCACCCCCTGTATACGCCACCGTGTGAGGCGGTGGCAAGTCTAATTCCGCGCCGGGTGGATCCCGGCCACTCGAGCTATCAGCCACTCAGCCGCCCGCCAGGCCCCCAGGCCGTCTAGGATCGGGTTTGCCCAGCAGCTCAGCACGCAATATCCCGCCAGGTGCGGTGGGCGGTGGTGGGCCGCGTGGGCCTCGCGGCCCTGGATGATTCCCGTGGCCTGGGCCGCCCGCACGATCCGCCCAGGGTTGGGGCGGTGCTGCATCGCGTGTACCTCGTTGGCCGCCGCCAAAAAAACGCACGCCAGCAGCCAGGGCCCTGACCCCAGCAGCAGCCACAGGCACAGCCCCAGCACCGCAGCAGGTGGCGCGGTGGTGCTGGATCGCAGCCACGCTGGAGAATCCAGCATTGCCAGCGGCTTGCGGTGGTGGCGCAGATTCGGCGCAGATATAAGCGGTCCCACAATCGGCCACTCTGGCCGGCTGTAGCGGTCCTCCCACCAGTGGGCCACCCCGCTCGCCAGATCTGCCAGCAGCCAGGCTGTGGCCACGTATCCAATGGCGTACAGCACGCTGCCCCCTTAGGCGCCGCCCGCCAGCTCCCACTCCACCTGGGCCAGCAGCAGCTCTCGCTGGCGGTGGGCCCTGGCCAGGTCCGCCGCCGCGCGGCCCTGGCGCTCCAGATAATCGCCAACTCTGTGCCGCAGCTCGCGGCCCTCGGCGGTGGTGCCCAGATAGGCTGGCTCACTGACCGGCCCCACGTCGAACAGCTCCACGCTGCGGATTTCCCGCACCGTCAGATCCCCCTCTGTGTGCAGCTCATCGCCACCCTCCAGCACCGAAAACCCAAAGCTAGAGCCCCGCAGGTCCGCGCGATCCAACAGGGCCAGCACCTGCGGGCCATCGGCGGTGCCCATATTGGGTTCCACTTCGTATTCCAGGCCCTCCTCAGTATCGCGCAGCTCGAGGGTGCCGTTACCCGTTCGGCCCAGTATACGGCTCATATCGTGGTTAAACAGGCTCAGCACGTCCCTGGCTTGCTTCTCGACACCGGCAAACGCGCCCGGCAGGATCCGTTCGACCATCCCCGGCCACAATTCGTACTGCGTCCCCGCATCGCCAGCACGATAATACACCGCCCCCAGCCCCCGTATCGTCCTCGGCTGGCCCTCCCGCTGCTCGCTGGCCCGTAGCGTCACCGCCTTCGCTCTGCGCTCTATCATCTTCCCGGCCCTCCAGCCTGTTATCATGCCGCGGCAGCATCGCCACCCGGCGCGTCCTGTGATCGTAAAGCATGCCAACTGCTCACCTCCCGCAAAATGTCCTGCCGCCTGTCTGCGCTCCTGCGGTCCACTTGCTCCACCAGCCCGCTAGCGGTGGCCTGGCCGCTCCACTCCACCCAGCTAGCCAGCCCTGCGGTGCAATAGTCCCGCGCCTCGGCCACTGGGTCGAAAACCAGCCCCACCTCCGCCAGCATCGCCGCCACCGGCACCAGGTCCGCCTGGTACTTGGCCCGCTGCCGCTTGTAAAACGCCTCCACCCGCTCCAGCCACCGCTTGGGCGCCGCCGCCGCCGCCGCCAGCTCGCTGGCCTCTTTGCTTAATGCCCTCACCGTGGCCGCGTGCAGCATCTTACCGGCTGCCTTTAGCACCGCCGCCCGGTTGGCGCTGGCCTGCTGGGCACCGCCGCCAGGCCCTGTGATCGGTACGCCGCCGGCTGCCGCCCCCGCGTCTGGGGCCGCGCCCGCAGGATCCACCCCCACCGCCGCTGCGTCCTGCATATTCGCAGGCGTCAGGTATACGTCCCCGCCCTCCACAGGCTCCAGCCGCTCGGCCCGCCTGATATCGTTGGCCGAATAGGCCCCCCACTGTCGCATCTGCGCATACCAGGTGCCGCGCTTGCCCACGTCGGCCCGCAGCATCTGTTCCACCAGGTGATCAAACACCACCAGGCCCAGCTGCGCTGGCTCCACCAGCTTTGCCTCCGCCTCCTGCTCCCACCGCAGCAGCCAGGGCAGCAGCCGCCTGATAAAGTCCAGGCCCTGCTCCTCGATATTGCTAAACGTGGCCTTTTCCAGATCGGCCAGCATGTGTGGTGGCACCCCAAACCAGCGGGCCACTTCGGACACCTGGAACTTGCGTGTCTGCAGAAACTGCGCATCTTCCGGAGGTATGCCAGTTGTTCTCCAGGTGGCCCCGCGCGTCAGGATCTTCACCTTGTGCGCGTTTTCGGGCCCCGTCGTCATGGCCCACTCATCCTGCCACTCGCGCAGCTGCTTGGGCGATAGCGCGTTGGGCACCTCCACGAGGCCGCCAGGCGTGGCGCGGTTGGAAAATAGGCTGGCGCCGAAACGCTCCGCCGCCACGCCCAGACCGATTGATTCCCTGGCGTAGCCAATAATACTCTGCCCCCAGATGCCGTCCCCCTTAAATCGCACGTTGAACAGATCCCGCGCTGGCAGCGTCTTACGCTGCGTGGGCCTGCTGCCGTCCGCGTATTGCTGGGGCTGGTCGATCTCATACACCAGCTCCCCAGCCGCCGTCCGCGCCGGGTGCACGCGCGATGGGTGGATCGGCCACAGCCAGGCTGGCTGGCCGTTGCCGCGGCGCTGGATCTCGGCGGGTGCGTTGCCCCACATCAGCGCCCGCGCCGTCTGCAGCTCTCTAAACGCATAGGGCAGCTGCTCAGGGTTGGGCTGCACGTTTAATATCCGAAGCACCGGGTGGGTCGGCTCACTAGCGTACCCCTCAGCCGTCACCCTCTGGGCCACCCAGGGCAGGCTGGCCACCGTCTCAGATATCAGCGCCACCGCTGCCCAGACCGCAGAATAATTCAGCGCCGTTGCGTTATTGATCGGTACGCCGGCGCTGGTGGGTGCGTCCAGCAGCCAGCTGCTGCCCTCTCCCATGCCGCTTGTGACCGTCAGCCGCGCCCGCGCCTCCAGCACCCCACCGATGGCCCTGCTTAGTATCCCCACAATCAGACTCCTCCGCCGCCGGGTGGCCTCTCCCACACCTCCCACAGCACCGCCAGCAGCAGCACCACGCCGCCGGCTGCTGCGATGGCGTACCCTGGGTGGATCATCCACAGCCCAGATACTACCAACAAACACCCCGCAGACGCCAGGATATCCCGCACCATAGCAGCTCTCTCCTGTCTGTTAGCGCCCCAGCGCCCCGCTACACCGCGCCCACGTGCAGGCCGCCGCCATCGTCGCCTGGCGCCATCTGTGGCATATACGCCATAATCGCCGCCACCATGCCGTCCACTTTACGTGGGCTGCCGCGCTTCTCTTTTATCGGGCGCTGGTTGCCGTTGGCATCTGTACTGATCGACAAATTCAGCGCGTGGGCGCCCAGTATCGGGTGCCCCGTGTGCACCACCTCACCACTGGCCAGGCCCGCCAGTAGCCGCTTGGTGGGCTCCGAAAATGACGTATAGTTCTGCTGAAACCGCAGCATATCCAGCCCCTCCTCCGCCATTTTCCCCGCCACCGCCAGCGCGTTGAATGGATCATAGCACACCGTCTGAAACCCCCAGCGCTCCGCGTATTGCATCACCCGCGCCATAATCTGCCACTGCTGGAGCACTGGGCCGCCTTGAATCTCGATATACTTATCTCGCGCCAGTTGCCGATAGGGCAGGCGGTGGCGGTCGCTTTTCTTGTCCAGGCCCTCGCTGGGCACCCAGAAATAGGGCAGCAGCAGCACCCGCGGCAGCGCCGCCGGCAGCCAGGCGGGATCCGCCGGCGCCAGGTCCGCCTCCCACGCTGCCCAGTCTGCGTCCATCGCCTCGGTGCCGCCGGCTGGGTGCTCCAGCAGCCAGGCCGCCTCCCACGCTGTGCGCCGCTGGGCCACCGCCGCCGCCAGGCCGTCCTCCTCGGCCTGGTCGCTCACGTCGAACGCCACCACCAGGCTGGCCAAGTCCTCGTGCTCCGCCAGGTCCATCGCTGCCGAACAATCCAGGCCCTCGAGTGATCCATAGGTAGCATAGTATTCGCGCCGCCAGGGTGTGGCCTCCTCGGCCCAGTAGCGCAGCGGCCCGTGCTCTGGTAGCTCCTCGTCGATCTGGCCCACCATCCGCACCCTCCGGCTGGCCCACCGCTCGCTCTCTATCGGTCGGTGGTCCCCGCTGACCCAAAGATTGCAGCGGTATCGCTGAAACGAACCCTGCTCCGCCGGCTGTCCCGCCGCTTTGTTGGCCTGGGCCCTCATGTCCTCCAGCCCCAGTGCCACGCCGAGACTGGGGTTGGCCTTGGGCCAGGCCGCCTCATCCTGCCAGTCGTCCTCAGGGTCCAAACAGCAGATAAACGCAAAAAATCGCTCGTCCTCCAGTTGGCCCTCCAGCACCGATACGCCGTACTCATGCTGTTGCCGGCAGATACTATCCAGCTCGCTGCCAGCGGTGGTCACACTGGCAATCAGCCCGTCTGGCCTGGCCCCCAGGGCGCTGTCTAGCTTGCGGTACACCTCCGCGGTTTTATGCGCGTGTAGCTCATCGATCACCGCACCGCTGGGGTTTAGCCCGTCCAGACTGTTATATTCCGCGCTCAGCGGTGTAAACGTGCTGTCGGTGCCCTCGGCCACCAGCTCTGTTTGCTTCACCTGCACCACCCGCAGCAGCCCTGGTGAGGCCCGCACCATCCGCCGCGCCTCGTCAAATATCAGCCGCGCCTGCTCTTTCTTGGTGGCAGCGGTGTAAACCTTCGCCCCGCGCTGGTGGGTGCCCAGCAGCAGATAGAGCCCCAGGCCCGCCCATAGCGTGCTCTTACCGTTCTTGCGGGCCACTTCCAGGTACGCCTCCCGGTAGCGGCGCATCCCAGTGGAGGCGTCATACCAGCCGAATAGCTGTGAGACAAAGAATTGTTGCCAGGGCAGCAGCTCAAACGGTCTGCCAGCAAACTCGCCCAGGCTGTGA